GCAATAGCCTTCACGGCGTGCATTATTGACCTTCACCTCTGTGATCGTCTGCGGGGTATCCTTGGATGACCAAGAAATATCCTTCCAGACAGAACACACAGCCGGGCTAGTCCCTACGATGTCCATCGTCTTGAAGCAGCCTGTCAGGAGAAATAACGGCATTATCGCCAGCGCGAATCGCATTTTGTGTTCTCTCTAGGACTTCTTGGGTTGCTTCAGCCTTGTAGTCGGACACGGCATCTGAGCGGATTTTAACATAAATACCAGCCAAAACCATCAAGGCGAAAACCGCGATAGTGATGTATCTACCGATAGGAGTGAACAGAAAGGGTATCATACCCCATGCTCCTCTAGGTGTTTCTTACGCCAGAACCAGATGGCAGCGCCAGCCAGAACGATAGCAGCCATCATCAGGAACTGGGTGTTCTTCAAGAGGCCCAAGGCGGTGCCGAAAAGGTCAGATGCTTCTTGAGCTTGAGCAACGACCTCTTTAGCTGCCGCAACACCACCAAGAGCGCCAGTAACCAAAGCCGCATTTCCTTGCTTGCTTTCCCCGATAGATTTTTCAACCTTTGGAACGGGAACCATGTCAGATTCATAATTGTCAGCCCACATCTTCTTGGCGACAGACAGACAGACTCGGCGATCCGCGATCCCGTTTGTGCCACCATTGATCTTCTTGGTAACTGCAACGACATCATCTTTGTCGGCACAATCGTTAATCTTTCGTGAGCGCCAATATTCGCAGGCGATACGAAGGGCAATCTCAGGGTCAGCAGCGAGGTCTGGTTCGTTAACTAGATCAAGCTGAAGCAGATCACCGTATTTCTTATAGTTTGCTCTGCCAGTAAGCTGGAAGATGCCGCGACCACGGTACTTAAAACCATCACCAGCTTCTGTATTTCCAAGGTCTTTACGTCCTTCGTAACGCTTCTGTACGTCCGTCGGACCCCAGATTTCAAACATATATTTGAAGCCACCAGTTTCATGAGCAGCCTGTGCCCAGAAGTGCGCTTCACGGAGTGCGGTATTGATCCCATACATAGGAAGAACATCTGGAGAGGCTTTAGCCAACTTCTTCAGAAGGTCTTTCTTGGCGCGAGGAGCTAGAGCGCAGAGGTCTTCATACAATGATGTTGCCATGATTACCGCGTAAGTGAGAAGGTTACAAACATTCCAATAGCCAGAGCTATGATGACAAGGAAGACAGAGCCGTAGACCATGACGTTATGGGCCAGTTCTTCTTGCGCTACCTTAGCATCATGGGCTGCTTTTTGAGCCGCAAGCTTCTGCTCTTTCTTAATTCTTGTAGCTTCAGCCTGCACAACATCCCAAGCATTTAAGCCGTACTGAGCAATGAAGGCGTTCTTCACCTCATGCATCATCATTTCTGCTTGGTTCTTGGCTGCGTATGCCTCCATAGCAATGGCTTCTGCCGACTTCCCGGAAAGCACACTTGGCTTTGGAGGCTTGGCCGCAACCTGTGTCAGCTGACCAACAGAATCCATGATGGAGGTAACATCCCCAATCATGCCTTGAAGCTCTTTACCAACAGCTATGCCCTGCTTGATCGCGTTATACGCCGCAGTACATCCAGCAAGGATAGTAATTGGGTCCATCAGCGGTCTGCCTTCTGATCAAGCTTATCAAAGATGCGCTCGAACATGATTTCGATCCGCTTCATCGTCTCTGCGTAATCGCTCTTCTGAACGTAGTTTGTAGGAAGACCAACCTCAATTTGATGAAGGTCTTCCTGCAACTTCTGGGTAGCTTCCCAGATTTGACGCGCGAACCAGCCTACACCCGTCAGGATGACGCCAAGGCCAACATTGATGAGCGTTTGGGTGTCCATTACCACTTACCTTCTGGGCACTTATTTTCAGTAAACAACGTCTTTAGTGGCATGAAACATCCGCAAAGAGAGCACCGCTGAAGCGCGCAGAAATTACTGCAAGACTTGCATATAGACATGCGTCTTTCAGTTTCTTCTGATCCACAAAGCCACGGCTCGCTCAATTCAATGCTCCGTAACGTGTACCAGTTGAAACCCAAGTGATGTTGGAGTTACCAGACGTACAATCACCAGCAGCCCCGCCTGTTCCCGGACCAGATTGAGCTGTATAGCCACATCGCGCTGACCCGCCACCCGTGCTGCCAGCTTGACCAAGACCGCCGCCAATGCCCCCAGTTCCATATCCAGACCCAGCAGACGTTGCAGACCCAGCTCCAGATGTAGCTAGTCCAAGTCGATAACCAGTGTTATTGCGCCAATTTGTATAGCCCTGACCAGCAGAGCCGTAACCAGCACCGCCACTACCCGGAGCCATGCCATTAAGCTCAACGCCGCCGCAACCAGAGCAACTACAGTCGGCAGATGTTGCACCACCAGCGCCGCCACCGCCACCGCCACCGCCTACAACGCCGCTGGCATTGTTAATGCTGATTGGATAGTTGGTATAGAGCGCAGTACCGCCGTTGGCATATGATGGAGCGGTAAGATTGTAGTCTGTCTGGTTTGGGTAGCCTTTGCCGACACCCTGCCCGCCACGACCAACGATGTAGCCATTATTGGTAATTGAGATATTGCTGTTGGCTGGGATTGAGCTTACTTGGAACGCATATCCAGTATTGGATGACGCGCCAATCACAACGCCAGCATTGATGGTCAAGTCTACAAGAACAGGCGTCTGACCGTTCCAACCAGCAGCAACCATTTGGTTGTACAGGTTGTAATCAGTCTGATCTGTCGTGATCGTCCTAAAGAATAGGAACGGCCCACCTGATCCAAGAAGGATGTTGGCGATGCTCATTAGGTAAGCCCACCACCTGTGATGACGAATGTATTGCTTGCGACACAGAGAACCGTGGCAAGACCATACTGCGACAGCGTTCTGTTGCCAGTATTGGCTGTCCCAACCTGACGGAGGGTTACAGATGTCCCTTGCGTGATCGTCTGGTTTGAACCGCTATTGTTGTAAATCGTGACGGTATCACCGATGGAAAAGACACCAGACGGAACGGTTACGCCACCTGTGCTGATGCTGATGTGCTTTCCGCTGTCTGTAGCTACAAGAACGTAAGACGATCCTTGGGCGTTCTGCGGGACAAGACGGACATTTCCAATGCTATCAGCAACTGTCGTAAACGTGCCAGCGGCAGGAGTAGAACCACCAATCACAGCATTGTTGATTGTGCCACCTGAGATAGCCGGGCTTGTGAGCGTCTTATTCGTCAGCGTGTCTGTGGTCGCACGACCAACAATGGTGTCTGTGCTTGTAGGAAGCGTCAGAGTACCAGTATTGCTGATTGTTGAGATAACCGGGCTGGTCAGGGTCTTGTTCGTCAAGGTCTGGGTAGACGTTGTGTCCACCATGACTTTACGCGACGAACCGTCACCCACCGTCAGAAGGTTGTCGTCGCTATCCCAGACCATAGAGCCATCTGCCGTCTGAGCGGGAGAAGCAGTAGCGGGGAGGAGAATTGTACCGTCTGTGGCATTTAGTGTCTTGCCAGCGCCAACTTTCAGACCAACAGATGTGCCGGAGCCATTGGCTGTAAAGAGCGCATCAATGGTGTCCATATCCGTATTGATTTTGCCACCCCAAGTATCACGGCTGGCACCCACCTCTGGCTTAGTGAGGTTAAGATTTGAGGTATATGAATCGGCCATTTATGGCTCCTAAGCGGCACGCTGCCAGTTTGAAGATTGAGTCGATTGGGGCGTCCAGTCGCTGCTACCCGTGGTCTCTTCAGTCCAGCTACTAGATGTAGTTGACTGGGCTGTCCAAGTATCAGCGGCAACTTCCTGCGGTGTCCATATATCTGGATCAACAGGCTCTGGTGTCCATCCGACATTTTTTCCTACTGCGGATACTACAGCAAAGCCTTCTGCGTTTCCAGTAAAGGCAGCTGTGGCGCGCAGAATACCAGAGGCTGTAGAGGTTCCTTGAGCCGCCGCAATAGAGCTTGCTGTGGCACGCAAAATACCAGTTACTGTGGACGTTCCGACAGCAATACCAGTGGCAGAGATGACGACAACCGCGACACCAGTAGCCTGTGCCGTAGATGTCCCAGAGGCCGATCCAACCCCGGCAAAGATGCTCGCCCCAGTGGCTGTAGCTACAGATGTCCCATCAGCCGAGCCAACGACTGAGACTATCGAGCTTCCATAGGCAATGACTGTGGAAGAACCGCTGGCCGAGCCGACCCCTGCAAAGGTTGACGCGCCAACACCAGAGACTGTGGACGATCCGGAGGCAGAACCAACCGCTGCTACACCGCTTTCGCCAACCGCAGAGGCTGTAGAAGTACCGGATGCCGAGCCGACGGCCGCAACAGTATAAGCCCCGACCGCTGTGGCCGTGCTGGTTCCATCTGCGGAGCCAACCCCGGCAAATGTGGACGCACCAACCGCTGCCGCCGTAGAAGTTCCGTCAGCACTACCAACAGCGGAGCTTACAACGACAAAGCTGCCTACCGCAGATGCTGTAGACGTACCAGAAGCTGAACCTACGCCTTCAGAATAGGTAGCCGATTCCACCAACGCGCCCGAGATCGGACCCGAAGAGATTGGTGCAGAGGAAATACCAATCCAATCAGCCATTCAATTATGCCCAAGTTCCTACGCTAGTGTTCGACCCAGCCGCGCCGATTGGGTAGATTCTGAAATAAGAGCCAGCCTGATTGGTGGTCGTACCACCGTTCACAGACTGGGAGTATTGCGGAATGAATGTGCCGCCCGCGTTAATAGACACAGTACCTGTTATGAACGCGGTAATAGTGTTCACTGATGCGCTGACTGTGAATGTTGTTACGCCAGCTGTGTTACTAACCGCCATGTTATTGTTGCTGTCATACAGAGGGATTGCGCCGGGCTCAAACACTGAGAGAGTTTGATACAAAATGTTATTCAGCGTTGCTGTCCCAGTAAAGCTAAGCCTTGATGAGCCAGTGGTTGAAGTTGATCTGTACAATACGAACAAACCTTCAAAGGCATACACAGTTGATGATGAAAGCGTCACGCCAACACCATATAACGACGCGGGAGTCGTTCCAGAAGTAAAACTATACCCGCTTTGCAGACAATAATACTGCATCCCCGGCACAATACCGCGCTGCGTACCAACCGGAGTAAACATCAGCTTTGAACCGTCATACTCCATCGCGCCTGCAAGTGGAGTTGATAGGTTCGTTCCAGATGTGAAGTCCAGCGGCGCAAGAGTTGTCGTCCCTGCTGGAAGGATAACTGGAGCGTTAACGCCTGTGGTTCCGTCGAGGATGATTGCCATTGGTTATCCGTTGAGAATGGAAGGCCAAATAGCCTTGAGTTCATCAGTAGTTTGCGCGGCATCAATAGCAGGGTCGCTGGTAACATCACGCAAAGCTTGCTTCTTGGCAACAATGGCAGACGTATCTGCACCAGACTCTGTTGCCCGCTGATAGGCAATATCTAAATCTGAAAACAGAGGACCACGCGCATCACGCATCTTAGCACGATGAATGTCGCGGGCTTTTGCCATATTGATCGCGATCATTTGCTGGCCTCTTGCTCTGCAAACCCAGCTTCAGCGCCAATTCCGTACCCGTCTGGATTACTGAAATCG